TGAAATGTATCACAAATTGCTCTTACATTTTCAGGCCTCTTATAGTTTAAAATAATAATTCTAAGCATAAATAGTAATATTACTCATTTTTTGATGCGTATAGATAGCATAGCGCACAGCATCACATGGGTGCGAAGACCAATCATGGATTGGTTTTGGTTTTTCAGTGTTTGGATTCCACTTATATGCACTCATAGCAGAAAAAGTATGTCTTGCACCTTCTGTATCAAAATACAATCGATCTTGTTCAATTAACACTTGAAGAGAGTTGATACCGTCATTCACTGATTTAATGGCATTTTCGCAATATATGTCGTAGTCATAGGCAAAATCAGCTTTTACTTGTTGAGCAGCAGAATCAATATAAATTGTATCAATATTCCATTCATCAATCTTATCTTGGATTGCAGAGGCAAGTTCTGACGTAGTAGATTCTTTTGATACAAACTCATCAATTATAAAATAGTTTTCACCATCAGTACCAATTACGACAAAAACATTCTCGTCCCTATATCCGACATCAAGTCCACCAACTACTTCAGAAAATCTTTCACCAACATATTCACCTACATGTTTTTCCTCGTCTAAATCAATATAAACCTGTGACTCTGTAGTTGTCCATTCACACTCATACTCCTGTAAATAGAGTGCCCTTGTAATAGACTTACGGGCCTCCTCTACATCATTTTCAGATAAAAGTGGGTTTGAGCGCCATGTATGAATTGAAGAGGTCCAGTCTGGATATTCTGGATCCTCACCACGTAAATAATATTCATACAAATAATTACCCTTGCCTCTTGGGGTTGAAATCCATAAACATCTAGAGTCTTTAAAAGTGGAAAGAGCAGGACGTAAATCACGAGTGTAATACTCATCATTAGGAATAATCGCCGCTTCATCCACAATTAAAAGATTCGCAGCTCTTCCAACAAGGGAATCTCTATTATTAGCAGAGAGCAATCTAAACACTGAGCCGTTAATAAGTTTTACTACTTTATCTTTTTGATTAAAACGATCAAGTTCAATTTCAAGCTGTTTAATTAAGTCTGTAACATAATCCCAAATGATAGAAGAGAGAGAAAAGTTTGGAGCAACGACCATTACTTGCTGACCAGGCTCGAGTAGTTTAGCAAAAGCTAAGATAGCTGCTGCATATGATTTACCTGTGCGACGAGCTGAAATATGCACACAAAAACGGTTAGAATCTAAATTCTCTACCATTGCCCATTGTGATTCATTAAACTGAACGGGTGTTGGTAGTTTGTCTAATAAACGTTGAATTTTAATTCGAAAAAATTTATTGCTCATCTAGGAAAAATGCTAATAATCATTGTGATGACGGAAACTAAGGTAACTGAAACACCACCTATCCATAACAAAGTTTTAAGAGAAGCTTTACCCTGTGTAGCCATTTCACGAATTGATGCTACCTCAGAATCTATGTTATCTATACGCTGTTCTAATCGGTGAAACATTGTGACAATATTTTCATAACGCTCTTCACACACAGCTTCATGAGCAGAAATGCCTGCTTTGTTACTCTGAGATCGTTCGTGTAATCTATCTAGCTCTATTTGTATTTGATCAAGTTCTCTAACATCATTCATTGATACTTCCTAAATCTTAATAATATACTGAACCACTTCACTAGGTAGTGTTGTAGCGACAGAAAAACCATTTACACTTAAAGATGGAATTGACAGTGCTGGAATTGATAGAGCAGGGACTGACAGTGCTGGAATTGATAGAGCAGGGATTGATAGTGCTGGAACAGAGTGTGTATGATTTCCGCCTGCTAAGTTACCAGCGCTTAAAGCTGGGACAGAGTGTGTATGGTTATTCACGGTTAGTGACGGTATTGAGTGTGAGTGGTTATTAACAGTTAATGATGGTATTGAGTGTGTATGATTATTAACAGTTAATGATGGTATGCTCAGTGCTGGAACAGAGTGAGTGTGATTTCCACCTGCTAAGTTGCCAGAGCTTAACGCTGGCACTGAATGTGTATGGCTTGCACCTGCTAAGTTACCAGAACTTAAGGCTGGAACAGAGTGTGTATGGTTATTAACAGTTAACGAAGGTATTGAGTGTGTATGGTTAGCTTGGTTGACTGCAGATACAGCTGTAGTAGTTGAAGAGTCTTTTGCAGATGCTGCAACTGTCACATTAGTAAGCGTGAGACCTCCAGAACCAGCAGCACCTGTGTTAGAGGCTGCAGTTGTAGATGTGCTATTACCTGTGGTACTAGAACCTGTATTACCTGAAATAGTCACACCAGAACCACCTGTAGTGCCAGTGCCTGTATTACCTGAAATTGATACAGTGCTATTTCCTGTGTTACCAGTTCCTGTCACAACTGTTGGTGCATTGGTAGCATTATATCCCACAGTTGTTGAACCTGCATTACCTGTATTAGAGGATGCAGTTGTAGATGTCGCATTACCTGTATTAGAGGCTGCAGTTGTAGATGTCGCATTACCAGATGTACCAGTGCCAGTATTACCTGAAATAGATACAGTGCTGTTGCCTGTATTGCCAGTGCCAGTATTACCTGTTCCTGTATTGCCAGTGCCAGTATTACTTGTTCCTGTATTACCTGTTCCTGTATTGCTAGAGGCTGTTGTAACACCATTTTTAGTGGCAGAGTTAATAACTGAGGAAGCCGCAGCAGATCCTGTAGTTGTCCCTAGAGTTGTGTTATTTGAACCCTTACCGAGCGGAACTTTATCTCTTAGATCAGGAACATTAAAAGTGGCAGCACCATCACCAGTACCAAATGTGGTCCCAATTACAGCGAAAAGACGTGCATAAGTTGTACGAGAAACAGCAGAATTGTCACACAGCAAATAACCCGTAGGAGCTGTAGCAGCACCATAAGCTAAGATAGTCCCAGCTGGGATAATCTCAGCACCACCTGCGGTAGAACCGTCATGAATTCTAATATTGTTAGTATCTGTATCAAGAGAAATCTCACCAACTAGGCCTGTATAACCATCGTTTTGTGATGAAGTTCCTCGTCTAAATTGTAGCTGTGTAGCCATTCTTTACTCCTTATAATGTTCCTAAATCGATTGAGCCTGTTAGTGTAATTGTGTTTGAAGAGTTAGTGCCTAACGATACGTTTCCTGCTACATCCAATGTAGTGCTGGGCGAAGCCGTCCCCAGCCCTAATCTGCCGCTTTCCGTAAACCGTGCAATTTCGGCTGAACCATTGTTTTTAATTACAAAGGCGCGAGTGGTTGAGTTGTTGTCACTGTCGATGTTAACAACAAAGCTCTCAGGTGCATTTATCTGACCGCTTGTGCCGGATGCGCCAGCCGTGATGGTGCCCACAACTACATTACCGCTACCTCCACCTACAGTAACGGTAGAGTTTGCCTCTACCTCAAACACGCCTGTTGCATCTAAGCCCAGACCGCCCATAAATCTTGAAACTTTTTGTGACATAATTACCTTTCTATCATAATTTTAACCTGTGGTCAAAATATATTTACGAGAATGCTCCTAAATCAAGCTTACCTACAATTGTGACAGTGTTAGAATCATTAGTTCCAATTGTTACATTACCGTCAATGTCAACTTCACGAATAAAATTAACGTCTCCATTAGCGTCTGCTGTTACAGCCTTAGATGCAGCAACAGTACCTAAAGTAAGACCGTCAAGGAATCCAAGTTCTGTAGGGGTAACTCCACTAGATGCAGCTATCTTTCCAGAACCGTTGGTAATCATAACTCTATCAGCCGTTAGATCAGAAGTTAGTACACTTGAAATTGCACCAGCGATATTAGCTACTCGACGTGTTTCGACCGCTGCAGATGCCGCTGCCGCGACTGAAGCATTGTCTGCAATAGAAGTATCTACTGACAATCCATTATATTTAAGGGTAGCTGCGTCTACAATACCTACGCTTAAATTAGAAGCTGTAACAGGGGAGAGTGATGTATTAGATGTTGGATCTTTTGTATCTGAAAGTTTAAATGTTGTAGCCGACTCATCATAGAAAAACGCTGCATTACCTTCATCTCCACGATTAAAGAGTATACCAATATCATTAGCAGGCGACCCTGTAGTTCCGTTTGCTAACATAATCATGGTGTCGTCAACATCCATGTTAGTGGTATTGATAGTGACTGTATCACCGTTAACAGTTAGATTGCCTGTGACAATCACATCATCAGTAAATGTCGTGGTAATATTATTAGCAGCGCGCCTTAACTCTACTGCATCAAGTTGTGTTTGAATAGCTCCAGTAACACCGTTTACATGATTTAATTCAGCTAAAGTGGTAGTGGCAACTGAAATTTTACCTGAACTATCTGATGCTAAAGCACGCGAAACAGTTAAGTCTCCAGTAAGAACTGTAGAAAT